ACTTTCGTCGCCAGCGTATTTACTGGAGCCCTTGCCACATTCGGTTTGACGACTGGAAAAAACGGCAATGGTAAAACACCAACAAATTGCCCAATGATGAAAAAAGACAAACCAAAAGTATGAAAAAATTAATTCTGCTTTTAGCTCTGTTATCACCCAGCATAGCAAGAGCAAACACAGTTACGCCACAATTTACTACAGGTTCGATGAACTCAACGACTACTACAACTCAGACTATAACTGAGGTAGAACAGCGTCAGGTGTTCGGAGCTGCTGTAAATACTTGGTCCGGAACAAACATAACACCCTCAGCCGATATATCTGGAACTGGTACAACATTTAGTGTTACCAACGCATCTGATCCTTGGGTATTAGAAACAACAACTAGAGCTGCCGGCGTCGTAGAACAATGGGATACAACCAGAAACTATACAATAAACTCCACTACAAACTCCTTGTCTGTCTTCTCACAGTAGGCAGTCCGGTATTTGCTGAAGGAGATACAAATAATTCATCAAATCCTGTCGCCGCAGCAACGGGAAATGTTACCAATCAGGCGGTGCAATTCCAAAATAATGGAGCACCTAGCCGACAATCCTTTGGTAGCAACGTTTCTTGCAATGGCAGCACGATGACATTCAGCCCATTTTACATGGGTAATGATACAGAACCACAAACAGAAGATGGTTATGTAATTACAGAGAACTGGGGGTTTCAATTAAACTTCTCAGTTCCACTTAACAAAGACTTGACAAAGCAATGTGAACGCATGGCTGAGTCTAAGATCCAAAAGGATCGTCTTGACTATGAGCTGGTACGTGCTTTAAAATGTGCCGAACTACAACGCAAGGGTTTCACCCTGAGACCCGGATCACGGGTAGAACATTTATGCTCTGACGTGGTACCTATACAATTAACAAACAAATAACATGTTAGCACTCGTAAAACCATTCGTATTATCTGCACTCAGATCTCCTAAATTTAAGACATTTGTCGTTGAATTATTAGAAAAGCTAGTAGAGCAGAGTGATAATGAGCTTGATGATAAAGCTCTAGCAATCGTCAAAAAAGGCTTAGGACTTTAATAATGAGTACAATATCTGAACAAATAGCTAAAAAGAAAGCTGAAGAAGAATCTAAAAAAGCTAAGAAAAAGACCAAATAATCAGGTACAAACATACCTAGATTAAATTACAAGCCCCTTACAAGCGATTCTGAGAGGGCATTTTTAGTAAAAAAATGGCAAACAACATTCTGAAGATAAAAACCACTCGATTTCCAAAACATGTACATGACCTTGATCCTATTAGGTACAAGGAAATGAAAAACAAAATATTGAAGATCGAAAAAAGAGTTAAACTTAAAAAGAAAAAGAAAAAAAGGACAGCATGAAGAAAAAAGCAACTGAAGACCAATTTAACGAGTTACATAACCTAGTTACTAAAGAATTCTTAACTCGTATAAAATCGGGTGAAGCAACTACACAGGATCTAAAGGCAGCTTGTGATTGGTTAAAAACTAATGACATTAGTGGTGTTGCTTATGACGGTAATCCTTTATCTAAATTAGCAAAGGTTATGCCAACAGTAGATCCAGAATTAGTAAAGGAACGACTCTATGGCAAGTACAGCTAAATACTATAGATCCAACCCTAAAGCTCGAGCTACTAGGCTCAAGCAACAAAAACAATACAACAAAACAACTAAAGGCAAACAATTACGTGTCAATGCAAATAGACTTAATAGACAACTTGGTACCTACGGAAATGGTGACGGGAAAGACGCTGCTCACTATAAGGGGAGTACTACCAAGGGCAGACTCCAAAGTCCATCCATTAACAGAAAAAGCAGACTCAAAATACGTAAATGACACCTCTACTACCTAAACCAGACCATTACTTACACAATTTAATAACCATGACAAGTCCTGAAGCAAAGAAGCTCTGGAGAAGAGCTATCAAAGAGCACTTTAATTGTACATGTGTTTATTGCGGAGAAAATTATGAATTTAAAGAACTTACACTCGACCATGTTAAGCCTCGTTGCAAAGGTGGTGAGAGTATTACAACAAATCTTGTACCCGCTTGTAGGGCGTGCAACCAAGGTAAAGGTAGTAGTGATTGGCTTAGATGGTCAAGAGAAACATTTGGAAGTCAACCTGATAGAGAACAACTAATCCAAGATCACATAGCAGCATAATGTCAAAGGAAAAATTTGTACCCGTCAATGGTGCATATAATATTACTTCAGATCAGGCAACTGAGTTTACTGAGTTTTTAAGAAATAAAATTAAAGACAACAACAAATTTACTTCCGATGGCAAACCTAGTAAATCTGGAGTAATAACAAAAACATACATTGACGGAAAACTTCAACAATTTAGAAACAGAGCACTTAAAGGTGATAACAGTGTAAATTCATTTGGATTTGCAAGTCAAGCTTCTAAAAACAGAGAAATAGCTAAAAGAGAAGAAGCTAAAACAACAACTACACCTAATACAACAGTAAGAAAAAGTGCTGATAGATATATTAGACAAAACACTGGTCCCGGTATACAAATAGATCACAGAAATACTTTAGCAAGACTTTTACAAGGTGTTAAATCTATTGCTAAACGTGATAAAATTAGTATACCAGCAGCTAATTTAAAATTAGCAAGTGCTTATTCAGAAAGTTATGGTCACAGTGTAGATAACTTACAAAAAATAACAGATAAACAAAATAATTTAAAAAACGTTCAAGAAACTGGTTTAGATAAATACTATAAACATTTAGCTGATAAACCTGATCGTTCTAATGTCGACGCTACAAAAGCGTGGAATGATAAACGTATACAATTAAGTAAAGGTATTAATCCTAAAGGAGGAGCATTAGTTAAAGTTACAAAATCAACTTCTCCTTGGAAAGCTGTAAAAGGTTTTACAACTGGTGCTGCTGAAAACATACAAACAGATGTTAAATCTAATCAAGGATTTAAACTGTCTGATTTTACGTACAAAGGCGGCTCTAGAGTGGCTGGATTTGGTACAGTATAGAAATACACATGACAGATGTTTTAACCGCCCTACAGGACGATTTCAAGCTGTTTCTGCAAGCTTTGTGGGATCAGCTAGATCTTCCCCAACCAACGAGGGCACAATATGCTATTGCAGATTACTTGCAGAATGGTCCCAAGCGACTACAAATACAGGCATTTAGGGGAGTTGGCAAGAGCTGGATTACTGGTGCTTTTGTTTTATGGACTCTATTTAATGACTCGGAAAAGAAAATAATGATAATATCAGCTTCTAAGGAAAGAGCTGACAACATGTCAATATTTTTACAAAAACTTATTATTGAAACACCATGGCTAAGTCACCTACAACCAAAGAGCGACGACAGCAGATGGTCAAGGATTTCCTTCGACGTAAACTGCTCACCTCATCAGGCACCATCAGTCAAAAGTGTTGGTATTACTGGTCAGTTAACGGGAAGCAGAGCAGACCTGATGATTCTGGACGACATAGAGGTACCGGGAAACAGCATGACGGAGTTCATGCGTGAAAAACTTCTTCAACTCTGTACCGAAGCTGAATCCATCCTTACGCCGAAAGACGATAGCCGTATTATGTATCTCGGGACTCCTCAGACTACTTTTACTATTTATCGTAAGTTGGCAAGTAGGAATTACAGACCGTTTGTTTGGACCGCAAGATACCCAAGAAACAATACACCATACGAAGGACTCATAGCTCCACAGCTACAAGAAGACATAGATAAAGGTGTAACCCCTTGGACTCCTACAGATGACAGATTTACAGAAGATGACCTCGTTGAAAGAGAAGCGTCCATGGGACGTAGTAACTTTATGTTACAGTTTATGCTTGACACAAGTCTGTCAGACGCTGAGAAGTTTCCTCTCAAAATGGCTGACCTTATTGTTACTAGCGTCAATCCTACTAAAGCACCCGACAATCTCGTATGGTGCTCAGACCCACGGAACGTTCTTAAAGACCTTCCAACAGTCGGTTTGCCGGGAGATTACTTCTACTCTCCTATGCAAATACAAGGAGAGTGGGGTGACTACCAAGAAACCATCTGCTCAGTCGACCCCTCCGGTAGAGGAGCCGATGAGACTGCCGCCGCCTACATATCGCAGAAAAATGGCTTTCTCTATCTACACGAAATGCGTGCCTACCGGGATGGGTATTCCGACAACACCCTGTTGGACATACTAAAAGGTTGTAAAAAATACAACGTAAATACACTCGTAATAGAATCTAACTTCGGTGACGGTATAGTAGCTGAGCTATTTAAAAAACACTTACAACAAACAAAACAACGTATATTAGTAGAAGAGGTAAGAGCACATGTTAGAAAAGAAGACAGGATTATTGATACTCTCGAGCCTGTGCTTAATCAGCACCGTCTTGTTGTTAACCGTTCTGTCGTCGAATGGGACTATAACGCCAACAGAGACGCTCCTCCAGAAGAAAGGCTTCTATACATGTTGTTCTACCAAATGAGTAGAATGTGTAGACAGAAATACGCAGTTAAACACGATGACAGGTTAGACTGTCTAGCGCAAGGTGTAAAATACTATATAGATGCACTGTCTATATCAGCACAGGAACAGATCAACTTACGTAAACGTGAAGAGTGGGACGATATACTAGAACAATTCATAGACGACCCTCAAGCTGCTACTAATCATTTAGTCTTAGGAATGGATGTAGAGCAGCGTAAAGAGGCTAGAAGTAAGTCCGACGGTAAACCAGTCGCTAACTGGTTTTAGGACCGATGGCGTCCTTATAGGGGGGAGAAGGGTGGACTCCCCCTCAACAAATACAACTATTAGCTAGATATTCCTTAATAATATCACCTCTAATTACTACCACTAACTACTATGACTAAGTTAAAGATTAGCCACTTCCAAGAATTATATAAGAGTTTAAAGACTCCTTTCCCACCTATTAACTTCTTAATACTGGGAGTGTTAGTCGGTCTAGAAAACAGATGGATTAACTTAAAGGCAGAACAAACTGTCGATAAGGCTATAGATGAATACATGGCAGAATATGATGAGACTGTTTATAAAGCAGTAGTAGAAGAAACTGAAGACGGTGGGTTTACTATTGGATACTTTCCGGAGAAAGAAGATGAATAATGCAGCATTTGAAATAGCATTTTGGACTTTATTAACTTTATACTTCCTTAAACTAACAGGAGTTTTAAAATGAAGCTGTTCTTAGATTCAGCAATTATTAAAGATATAGACAGCAGACTAGCATCTGGTGTTATATCAGGCGTTACCACCAACCCTACGCTGATAAAGAAGAGTGGTAGAGAACCAGACGATGTTTACGCAGATCTTATACAAGATCTAGGCGTACATGACGTTTCTATAGAGGTAAACGGACAGTTTGCCGACCAACTTATAGAGAATGGCATACAATACGGTAAATTATGGCAAGATCAAGCTACTATCAAGCTACCCTGCACACCGGAGGGTATACGGGCTTGTAAGACGCTTAGTTACATGGGCATACGTACTAATATGACGTTAGTGTTTAGCGTGTCACAGGCGATTCTATGCGCCTTAGCGGGAGCTACCTACG